GGCGGATCGGCGAGGAGATCGCGCTTTTAATTAAGCGTGGCGACCTCAGATCCCTATGTGAGTTCGAACTTGACTACGACGCCATTCTGGCCGAGTGTGTTGCAAAACACCTCGCAGAACTGGAAACGTTCCGGAGCCGAGTGATCAACGACATGTTTAATCATGTCTGCGAGAACGAGACCGCGACGTTCAGCCTGTCTGTGACCTTGATAAAGTCATGGGCTGTTGGCGTACGATTCAAGGAACTGTCGGATGCTGCTAATGCTGAAGCGGTTAGGATCGTAAGATCTTGCCGTCAGGCGTTAGCCTTCTTCCAGAAAGTCGAAGGCCTAGAAATAGGCATTGACAAGGAAGCTGTCGCGTTTGATAAGTTCATCGGAGCCGAACTGCTATGTTGCGAGACTAACCACCTTTTGAAGGCGGTTCGCTCGGGGGCGGCTAACTACCGTCCTCGCGTTAGTGGCGTGATCCACGCTGCTCAACGTAAAATAGCGAATTTGCTCGGCAAGGTGCCCCACTTCGGGGAGTTGACCTTCAAGTTCGGTCCTGGCGCCACACGTGCGACCAGAAAGAAAGAAGCTTCTATTCGCCGCAAACTTGCGGAGAAGCTTCAGTGTAGCGAAGACCTCTTTCCGGCAGTGAAGTTCCTGCTCGAGGAGGTGCCCCACATCACAGACATCCATTCTTCCCTTGACAGGGTTGATGAAGATGGTTGCGAGTGGAGCCGGGTAGAGCTGGAGGTCATACCAGCAAAACTCAGCTTCGTCCCGAAAAGTGCTAAGACATATCGGTCGATATGCACCGAGCCTGGTCTGAATGTTCTTATTCAGGCCGGCTATGGTGCGTGGATAGCCAAACGTCTTGCTGCATTTGGTATCGACATCCAAGATCAATCGGTGAATCAACGCCGAGCGATGGAGGGGTCGTTAACGGGCGCTTTAGCAACGCTCGACCTGTCGTCCGCCTCAGACACAATTTCGAAAGAAGTTGTGTATGAACTACTTCCTCTTGATTGGGCCTCTGCTCTTAACAGAGCACGCTCGTCTAATGTACTACTCCCGGGAGGGAGCGTGTACAGACAGGAGAAGTTCGCCTCTATGGGGAACGGTTTTACGTTCCCGTTGGAGACTCTTATATTCTGGAGTCTGGCCGCAGCCTGCTGTCCAAAAGACAGTGACGCGACGGTTTACGGTGATGATATCATCGTGCCAACCTCGTGCTATGACCTCTTAGTTGAGGTTCTCGTGGCACTTGGTTTTAAGGTGAACCTTACGAAGTCGTATCACACGGGCCCTTTCAGGGAATCGTGTGGGAAAGACTACTTTCGGGGACACGATGTCCGCCCTTATTACCCACGCAAGTGGTTGAGCGGGCAAAGCCTCTTCGTCTTACATAACCATTATGTTCGACGAGGGGATCACCAGAGAGCAGCGAGTGTCCTTAATCGGATCCATCCTGCCTTGGTGATCTACGGTCCCGACGGGTACGGTGACGGCCACCTTCTTGGGGAACACCCAAGGAGGAGGCCAGCCAAGTATACCCAACGGGGCTGGTCAGGCTACTTCTTTGACACATACGCGTCGCGTCAAGGTAAGGATAATATCCCCCTGAAGCGTGGCGAGCATGTTGTCCCATTGTACTCAATCTACCGACGTTCAGTCGAGGATTGGGAGTACGCGGAGTTGCCCAAAAGGCAGCTCCCTGTACCTCTTTCGTCTTTCTGGGCCTTATGGCTCAGAGGGAAGGGAGGGCGTGGACCCGCGCCGATGGATCTTCCTTTTGATAAGGAAGCCGACGGCAAGGCGTTACCTCTACCAGGGGTTGCCGGGTATAAGAAGATAACAGTCTACACACTCCGGGACTAACCATCCCAGAC